TTATTTAACATGTTAATTAACACTGTTAATATTGTTAAACTTTACTAATTTTATTAACATTTTTGTCCCTGTTATTGTTTCACGTGGAACAACCTGTTATTAATGTTTCACGTGAAACATTTTGTTAAAAAGATTAAAATTTTCAATTTAAGAATTATTAACAAAAACAATTTGGTGGTTTCGTGAAAAAGTTGTATCTTTGCAGCAGAAAATTAAAAAGTTAAACATTTAAATTAGAAAGATATGAATAATATTAAAGTTACTGTTAAGACTACAGTTTATAATAAAAACGTTATTGTTAGTGAATCATCTACAAGTTACACAGAACGTAATACAGGTGATTTGGCAGAAACTACCATAAAGATGTATAAGAATCTGTTAGACTATTATACACCATTATCACAGAACAAAGCCACCTCTTTTGCGTGCAAAGATAGTTATAACGCTGCGTTTGAATATGGTGCGTGTGTTTGTAGCGTTTTACATATTTTGGGTGACGTTTCTATATGGTTTCAGATGTTGGAATCTGTAGAATATACAAAGTAATATTAACAGCCTGTGGGGTAACACTCACAGGCATAAATACATATAATATGGAACACAGTTATTTTAAAATCACTTTGAAGCAGGTTAATAACGTTACCGTTTATATGGTACGTTCTGACAAAGTAAGCGAGTTCTTTAACAACAAAATAGACTATCTTTCTGAGGATTGTTCTATAACTGTTAAAGGTAGATTCCCGACACACAAAGATAGTCGTAAATGGTTTGTAATTTCACCAACAGAAAAGAAATATGAAAAAGGTTAAGTATTTTAGTTTATCTGAGTTCTTAAACTCAGCAACTGCAAAACGTTTGGGGATTGATAACACCCCATCTTTTGAGGTAGTGGATAACTTGAATAAGTTAGCTGATTATTTAGATGTTATCCGTGAAAAGGTAGGTAAACCGATTCTGATTTCTAGCGGTTTTAGATGTCCTGTGTTAAATAAGGCTGTAGGGGGTGTTTCTAACAGTCAACACCAAAAGGGGTTAGCCGCTGATTTGATTTGTGCCGATATGGAATCTTTGGAAAAGGTTCTCAGAGAAACAGGCGGTTTCGACCAACTTATTAAAGAACACCGCAAAGGTTCTAAAAGTTTTTGGTATCACGTTTCGGTAGCACCACGAAATGGTAAACCACGTCAACAGATTATTATGAACTTAGAAAAGAAATAAGTTATGCAAAAAGGTTTTAAGGTTTTACAGGATTCTATTTCAGTTTCCATTGATAATTTAAAGTTTGTAGCAGAAAACACTACAGGCAATAACGGTTTATTGCTTAACTCTGTAATCGATACACTACAGGCACAGACGAAAGTTATCGAATATCTTTCTAACTGTTTAGATACCGAAAAGGGTATCAAAAACAGATGTTTTGATTTCCTTTGCAAGAAAGGTTTAATGAACGAATTTTACAGCAAATAAAGAAAAAGGGGCGGCATTTATTACCGTCCCTTTTCTTTTATAGATAAACACCGTTTTCAAGTTCTGAAATAATGGTGTTATACTCATCTACCAACAAATTAACCGTGTTCAAATCTACGTTTTCAAACTGTGCATAGCCTGTTACGTCCCCGATTGTTACGGATTCCTGTGTATTGTTCACAGGCTTATTTATTGTAGTGTTCTGCGTGATAATAACATAAGGTTCTAAACCGTACAAAATTTGTTCGTCCCACTGCGTACCACCTACGGTATTTAATTCTGTTGTACCTGTCTTGTAAATAACATCACGTGACAAAGAAAAACTTTCTAACTGAAATACAACATCATCACAGGACAAAAACGCAACTGCATCACCTGTTATAACGTTCACTTTGAAAGATAGGTTTACCGTTTTGCCGATATACTTACTATCTACAGCAACAAAGCCACGACACGGAATAAATACCGAAATTTGTGCGTTATAGTCTTCCGAATCACCGTTTAAACCTGTTAACGTCACATCGCCAAAATCTAGCAAAATAACGTCCTTTTCGGGGGTCTGTACCGTTATACCTGTGTTATAGTTACCGCACCGCAAAGAATCTGTACCCGATACAGGAACGTTCGTAAAAATGCGTTTGATACGATTTACATATATTCCCAGATTAACCTCTTCGTAAATTCCCTGTGTATCGTCTTTTATCTCAAAGAAACGCTGTTTAGAAAATGCGTCCAAATTGTCAAGCGTCACGCAATAAACGTTTATTGCGCCGTAATTTCTTCCAACAGGTGTTATTATACTAGCCACCGCTTTAACGTTGATAGAAACACAGGAATCGGGCACAGGGAACGAAATTACACCACCTGTAACACTTATGGTAACGTCTTTCGTTCCATCATTCCAAATAAGATTGCAAGAATCTAAATTGTAATTTGTAAGCGGTGTGACAGTCAAATTTAACGTGCTACCTGTCTTAACTGTCTGTGGCTGTGGTGAAACGGTGCAATTTGTCAACGAATAAGTAACAGGAACGTCTTTTTGTGGTGTTTCGGGTGTGAACGTACCTGTAATAGTTACGGTTTCGTTTGTGGCAGCAGGCACACTAAATGTCGCTATTTTACCGTTAACGTTCATATTTCCTGTTGTTTCCGTTCCACTTTCGTTTCTGTAAGAAACTACAGGTACAACAGGGTAACTGCCATCTGTGTTACCTGTCAACGTAATATCGAAATTTTCACCGTTTTGCACATAGGTTGCAGTAGTTCCCGAAACGTGGTTTGTTATTGTTAACTCTTTCGGTTTCGGGGTGAACGTTCCGTTAATTGTTACCTCTTTGTTTGTCGCTACAGGTACACTAAATGTCGCTACGTTACCGTTAACGTTCATAGTTCCGTGTGACGCTTCGTTATACTTATTCTTATAAGTAACTACAGGCACAACCGTAAAAGTTCCGTCTGTGTCACCTGTTAACGTAATATCGAAATTTTCATCATTTTGCACCGAAACGGCATTTGTACCCGAAACGTTATTTATTATATTCAGTGTTTTAACTGTAGGTTCACCACCACGTGCATTTAAGTAACATTCCATTTCGCCTGTATTGGAATCACCAAACGTAAAACGTTTGGTGAAATATTTACCATTTGACGAAATACCATCAATATCACCTTTAATAACTTTTGAATCCTCACCAGCAGAAACACGTGACAGGGTAAAACGAGTTATTTTTGTCGTTCCATTACTCAGACGTGAAATGTAATTATAATCGCCATCATTTGGCACAAAATAACAACCATCCACCGCTTTTCCGCAAAAGCGGATAATGTTACCGTCTGTGTCGTAATTTTCACTACTAGCTGCTGTAGTAGTGCAATTTGTTAAGTGATAATTAATTTTATAACTTGCCATTACTTATTACCTTTTATAGTTACCATTACAATACGACCTGTTTCGTTCAATAGTTCCTTATTAGGAAAATCTAACTTTCTAACATTCGGGCGAACGTCCACCACGTTTGCACGGTTTGAAAGATATTTGTTAACGTTTTCACCATGTGTTAACGTTCCACTGCTAGCGAGTATTTTGTCTTTGTAGGTGAAAAGCACATCAACCTTTAAACGCACCGTACATAAATCGCCGTCCTGTGTCAATTCCTTAACAAAGTAGTAACGGTTTAAACTTTCGATATAAACGTAATTAAAAGTTACAGGTGTGCGAGTTCTAAATCTTACCACAGGTGTTAACACGTTGAAACTGGCATTTAGCAATCCTGTGTACTCGCTGTTTTCCTGTAGGGTTTTGTTTACTTCGTTTGGTTTACCGTCATAATTGAAAGTTTTAATTTTAATCATACCCTTAAAGTTTAAAAGGGTGTTTCCTGTGCTATCAACTACAGGAAGACACCCTCAACAGTTAAACAACCCAAATTAGGCAATAAAGAATACTACAAAGTTCTCGTTTGTGTCGTTGAAATAACCTGCGTCAAACTTGTAGTAGTTATTGAAAAACTCGGCCTTTGCGTTATAGTTTGTTGTTACTCGCTTATCTAAGTTTGTAACACCCAACGCGTCACGGTCAAACATAACACCGAGTACACCTTTAACAAAAACGGTTGCACCGCTAGCCGATTTCACTTTAATACTTGAAACGTGTTCAAAGGCATAGTCTTCGCCTGTAGCCTGCCAACTTGCCACGGTCTCAGCCTTTGGTAACAGAACGTTCTCATCATGGAACGTATCGGCATACAGATAAGTCTTTGCTGCTGCTGCAAAATCTGACAAAAGAACTGTGTGCAAAACGTCCTTTGGTGTGAAACGTTCCTTACCACCTACGTTAAACAGGGTTGAAATGGTTTGCAAACGGTCTGAGTACAACCCCATTGTATATGCTGCAAAACGGATAAAATCGGGTGTTGTAATTGCTGCGTTTGCTGTCAACGTTGCGCCTGTCTTATCTTTATACAGTTTCAACAGGTTTACACATCTAACAGTACTAGCAGAACTGTAGTCCACGTTTTCGTGAGTATTAGCAACAAAACCAAATTTGGCTTTATCTGCGTTAAAAGTTTCTGCAATCATATTGTTAATAGTACGCATAACCAAAGCGTCTGTCTTAATCGTCATTGATTTCTCAACAGCGTTATAAATCATAGACAGAAAACCATTCAACTGTGCTGCACTGCTGAAAGATTCCTTAACCTGTCTTTCTGTGATAGAAACGGGAACCTCAAAAGTTACCTTTGAGTTAAAGAACTTAGCAGAAACGGTTGGTTTGTGGAAAACGTCCTGTCTGTACTCTTGACCGTCTGTAAGATTCCACGTGTCGTTTTCCTCAGCCTTTGGAACGTCTGCTGAAATCTTTTCCAAAACAGAACCAAATTCCCACGCATCCATCAAAACGCTAGGAACTTTACCACTGTAAGGGCGGTTAACGAAAACCACTTTGCCGATATGGTTTACAAGCGATTTAACGTAAGTCTCAACGGCATTTTGATTAAAAATCTCCTTGCCCAAATCAACGATACCTGTGAGGTCGTCCTGTACCAAATCGCCTTTACCCAAGACCTCAGATGAAACGCTATTAATAAGCGCACTAATTTGCTTTATTTCCATTTTATATAAAATTTAAGAATTAATAAATATCTAAACTAATTTCTTTTGCAATCTCTGTTACCACCTGTGTTTTAAAGTTGGTTTTTCTGAGATTCATTTCTTTTTGAATAATTTCGCTAACAGGAACACTAGACGGAACACCGCTTTTACTACTTGTCTTCGTGCGTGTCTCTTGTCTGTTCCCTGTGGAATCTCTTTGCTGTTTCGTGTCATTACCAAAATCCCCATTGTTAAAAGTTACACTTGAATCGATAGTGTTATTATTTCCTGTTTCATCAACCGTATTATTTTCTGTAACGGTTTCCTTTGATGTCACAGGGTTTAACACATCATATTCGTTATTAAACACTTGAATCTGTTTTTGCCATTCGTCAAACTTAACTGTAATGATACCTTTAATAATATCTGTTACAGTTTCGTTTGTGATGGCGTCAACTAGTTCCCTATTTCCATATTTGAAACGCAAATCAATATCGATTAAGTTTGGTGCATCTTCCCCGAAAATTGATTTGTACAAAACAGGAAAATTAGGCTCAAAAATGGTTTCAAACAAACCGTTATCCACCGTGAAAAATTCTTTAATTTCCATCTTTGTTTTCCTTTTCCTCTTCTGTTTCTTCTGTTTCTTCTGTTTCCGTTTCCGTTTCTTCTGTTTCTTCTGTTTCTTCTGTTTCTGTTTCCGTTTCTTCTGTTTCTTGCGTTTCTTCTGTTTCCTCTGTTTCCTCATTTTCGTTTTCGGTTACAGGGTCGACATCTTCTGTTTCGCTGTGTTCGTGTCCCTCTTCTGTGGCTTTGAGTAACGATAAATAGTTTTCGTGCTCAATCTTCCAACTAGAACCGAGTGTTACGGTTATTTCCGTACCGAACATTTCGTTAACTCGCTTAACACCCTCAACACGTTCTGTTAACATTGAATCAACATAAGGCATTAACGCATCGATATTCATAGAAACTTCTTGCGTATTTAAACGCTCACGTTTCATATTGTAATTTGCGTTCAAACCCAAATCGTTAAACAGACTGGCTTTGTAGTACTGCAACAGTTCTATAAGTTGTGTTATCTGCTGGTTACTCTGTGTCGGTGGGGTTTGCATATTAACACCTTTGAAAAAGGCATTTTCACCGATAACTGAGAAATCACCGTCCAAAATCTTTTTTAAAAAATATTCTGCACTTTGTTTCGTCTTATCATCACTAGCAGATATAAGCATAGTGATTCTAGTTAAAACGCTAGTCATATTTAAAGTTATAACTGCGTCTGTGTAAAGTACACCATATTTCCCGATAACAGGTAGAATTGAATCCGCAAACGGTGTGTTATTGATAACTACAATATCTTTTCCGATATTGTATGTTTTATCCAACTTTAACCACGGATTTGCAACGATAAAATCTTTTCCCCTGTAATACGCATCACATTCGCCACCTCTGTTTCCCTGTAGTGCATACAGTTCACCGTTAACTTTTGCGATTCCTACGTTTCCACTAGTTTGCAGAATCTTTTCAAATTCTACCTGTGGAATCGAATCGGGCAAACCTGTGTACTCAAACATCTTTGAGGTCATACAAAGAACTCGCTGAAAGAACGTGTCTAAGGCTGTATCTTTGTCTTTTACCTGTGTCTGATACAAGTTATAAAGATTCTCTTTTTTCATTACTTTACAAGTGCTTTAATTAACGTACAAAGTTCTGTTAACACTTTCGTGTTACTCTGTACTGTTTCATTTAACTTGTCGGTTTCGTTCTGATGCCGTTCGTTTTGCTTTTCCATATAAAAGAAAAGGGCGATACAGACAGCAACAGGAAAACCAACGTTACTAATTAACGATACTATTTCGTTTACTTCCATATAGCAAATTTTAACTTTGTTATTTAATGGTGCAAAGATAAACAAAATATCTGAAACTACCAAATAAAAACAGGGAAAATGTTTCACGTGAAACACTTTTTTCCCTATTTTAACAGATATTAAGTAATAATGTTACTTCTACTACTAGCCATTAAGTAGTTACGCACAATTTCACCGATTTCGTTATTCTGATAAAATACCTTATCGGTTGCGAAATACTTCGTTATCTGAGATTCTACATAACTGGCTGTAGATAACAATTTACGTCTGTAGTTTGGTTTTCCGTTCATACAAAGGGAATAAATCAAACTGTTTTCCGTGTCCTTAATAGGTGTTGTCTTGTTATGTATATACATAAAGTTATTAACACCGTCTGAGGATTCCACTTGTATTATATTACCCTGTAACGTCATTTCGTTAAACTGTATGTAGAAAACGAAAAGTACATCTTTCGGGGTATATTTCACAGGCAGATGGGGATAAACAGCGAGTTCCCATTTACCGCCCGTAATCATCTGCAAGTTTTGATTATCGAAACAGAAATATTTGTTACTCGCTTTTTGCTTAACAATAGTACTACAATATTCTACAGCCACGGTTGCACCGTGTTCACCGAATTTATAAATATCTATTGTTCCCTGTTCCATCACTCGCACCTGTTTCAGTCCCATTTCTGTAAAATATGGGCAAAACTGATTCACGGTGTTACCCAACATAAACACTTTAACATCGTTTCGCTGTCTGATAATAGTACTTAACAGGTTCATATACAGCATAAACTCATCCGGCAAATAATAACGTCTTGTCAAAAACTCATCGAAAACTATAGTAGTTATATTCGGGTAACTACTACTTTTTTCGTGTTCCTGTTCTGACAGACAGAAACCGAAACAGAACGGCACGTTATCGGGTACACGTTTTTTATTTTCGGGGTCATAGCTTGAAAGAAACCATTTGCCCGAAACATAAAAGACTTCGTTAAATTCGCCGTCCGTGAGTTCTTCGATAACACCGTTCGAAACGTGGTTCGCAAACAAACTTTCGGCACGTTTGCCCCTTAAATCCTCTCGCCATCTACGAATATAAGCCATTTGTTTACCTGTGCGCAAATATTCTTTGATACCGTACAATAAGGTAGCATAAGTTTTGCCGTTTGAACGTTCACCAAAGATAACGTTATAATCTGCGTTCTTTGCTAAGATTCTAGACAAAGAATAAAATTTCGGTGTTTCCACCTTTTCTTTCTTCTGTTTCATATTATTCTTTCTTTAATCTGATTCCCATTAAATAATTTATATAAAGTACTGACAAACTCAAAGTGTACCCTGTAGGTTCTAGATGTACCCCTGTCTTTGTGTCATAAGTTGAAACAGTCCCCAAATAATCGGTAATAGTTCCACTTTGTTCATAATCTACATAGGTGTGTATATTCTTACCTGTTGCAGATGGTGGTATGTCTAGATAGTTTGTAAATGCGTCAAAGATTCCGTTTTCCCCAAATGTTTCTAACATATAGGGTATAGCGGATTTCTTATTAACACCCGATACCGTCAAACTGTAATCGTAATCTTTTCCGTTTACCGTTAACGCCCCTTTTTCCTGTACCATATAGCGTTTCGCACCCAAAGTTTTAAAGCGTATGTATTGTCCCTCATAGTCCCAAACACCCAAAGGTTTTGCTATTCCCTTAATCGTGACAGGCTCAACTTTTTCAAATGGTATTTTGTGGAACTTACAGGCTGCACGCAATTTTTGCTGTGCCAAATCGTTATAGGCTTTGAAATACTCTTTATGGCTTTCGCCATTTTTTATTTTTACGCTGTCTGTGTCGCTATATATGTAATCGTCACCGCATTCCGCTATACCTGTAAACAGATTCCTACGGGCATAGGCTGTTACATAGATTCCCCACGGATAGAAAAGAAAACGGTTTTTGCTGTCATTGTATTTATTCAGCAACTCTAAGCGTTTTTCGCCTGTCAAGTGTTTTAAGTCCCACGTTTCACCATCACAGACAATTTCATCCCGCAAAGGGTTTGTTACACTCATACCGTAACAGCTATTCAGCATTTCTTTGCTATTTAAATACTCTACCTCTTTGCCCTTTACACCTTTTAGTTTCGTTTTCATTTCATACAGGTGCAAAATAGATTCTATAAACTCTGTGGGCAAATATTCTTTTCGGTAACAAATCATTTTACCTATTCTCACAGATTCCCACATATAGAACTGTGAAAACACTTTGTAATCTATTTCCGTGATAGTCATACAGACTTTACCAGCACAAACCAACCGACCGTTATTTTCTGAAACGTTTTCTTTTACGAAACACTTACTGACAGATATTGGGTTTTCATTATCCGACTTTGCAAAGATGTTGGTAAATTCCACGTCAAAGACACAACAATATTTTGAGGTCATAAACTCAAATTGTTTCATAGACTTAACAGGAACAAATACACCTGTGCTCATAGGAAATTTCTCGCTTACCATTACATAGGGGTAACTGCTAGTAAAATCGTAACTATCTACGTTTTCTATTACCTCATCTGTATATTTTGCATTTGCGTGCGTGAAACCACCCGAAAACGCCCTTTGCAGCATTTCAAATTCTTCCATACCTGTTATATTTAAGTTATGGATTTTATCCAAATACTTAAAATTCTGTACCGTTTTACCTGTTTCGGGGTCTGTTGCCTTAAAACACACAGAACGGCAATATTTACGTACAAAGCCTGTCTTTGTTATCGGCAAATGGGTAATGCTTTTGTATTGTTCGATTAATTCCTGTATATAACACATTACTACTTTAATATCGTTCAAGCAATAACCCATTTCTTTTTGTGTTAACGGTGTTTTGCTGTGACGTAACAGGCTGTAATCTAAATCACCCACCAACTTTTCACATTTATATTTGTGTAATTGTTCACCGAGTTTTGCAAGTGAATAACCCGACAGCAAATAACTACATCTGAACTCTATTCCGTTTTCTGTGATTCCGTAAATAGGTTTTCTAAGGTCTATTGAAAAAACCTTTGCCCATTGAAATAACTCTCTGAAAAACTGGAACTCATAAGCCAAATTGTGAACGTATATAATAATGCGTTTCTTTTCAGACAGGTTTAAAACGTCTGATATAGTTTCTAGCATAGTTATAAATTCGTCCCACGTGCGCCCGATAATACAATAACCGTTTATTCCAAATTGCCAAACGTACATTAAGCTACATTTTTCCATTTTGGTTTGCTTACCACCTAATTTTATGTAACGGTCATAGGTATATGTTTCACCGTCCACGTCACGATAAAAAGATGTGGTTTCTATATCGAAAGATACAGGAACGTTTAAGAACTTTTCGCCCTTATTGTTTCCTGTAAAATTCTTATCGTTCACAGCCAAAGCCAAAACTTTTTGTATATCTTTCGGGATGAACGTTTCTGTATGTAGTGCAAAAGGAATCTTTTTCATTATAAACCAAATTTTTTAAATTCGTCTAATATCCGCTTTAACGGTTCATCTGTATTATAGGAATCTACATCATTTATAAATGCTTCTGCGTTTGGGTCATTGCCTATTTGCTCTAATGCATCATCTAATGCATTTTCAATCTTTACCGCATCATCTTCGATTTGGTCTGAAACGTCCTTTGATTCCTGTTCAAGTTCGCCTGTAAAGTCTTTATATTGCATTAAGTACTGTTCCAAAAAACGCTCATCTGAAACACTCGCAATTTTGCCCATTAACTTATCTTGCATAAGGGCAAAACTTTTATCGTCCAAATCATAGGCTTTTTTCAAGTGTTCAGCATATTCTTTTGTACCTGTGGCCGTAGATGTAGGCTGACGTAAAAAAGAAACCGCTTTTGAGTACTCAATCTTTAAATCTTCCCAACTGTGACGCATAGAGAATTTAGTGAAACCTGTTATATTGCCTTTGTTAAGAGCAACAACAGCGGGTGAAACGATACCCGATTTTTCCACGTTCTGAATGCGCCTGTTAGCCTGTTGAAATACACGTGCTATCTCTTTGCGCAAATAGCCACGTGATTCTACAGCAGTTAATATTTGCTTATCTAATTGCACTTTGTCAGTAAGTGCAAACGTTTTGTTTGTAAACCCTATAGGATTCTGTTTAGCCATTTTAAGAAAGATTTAAATTAAACAAAGACAGGGACGAACAAAATTTAATTCGCCCGCCCCTGTGAAACCAACCTTTACACTAACAACTTCTACTTATCCACGAATGTGATACCGTAGCACTTTTTAGCGTGTGATTCATATTCGTAGATAGTATAACCTACCTTATTGGCTTTAATTACCTCTACTGCGTCACTGTTTGCGAGAATCTCTCGAACCGTGTCACCTGTGAACTGTGGCAAATTAACCAAACGTTTGTTCTCTGCGTCAATAATCACAGGTGAATCGCCCAACGGTGATTTGTGAACGTACATACCGTTAATAGGGTGTACTACATCATCGCCACCTTCTTTGTCACTGTTGTAGATGTCGGTCAACTTAACAAATGGAAAATCGGTTGTATCAATACCGAAACTAGTCTTATTAAAAGTACTAGCAAAACTAAAAACCTTTTTTGGCATAACTTTATAACTTATTTAACGTTAAACTTCGTATTACCTGTGGTATGAACTACTTAGCTTCGTTCATACCGTTTGCGGCTGCAAACTCATTAAGCCATTTCTTAAAGCGGTTCAACTTAATAACCGCCTTATCGTCTTTGGCAACTTCGTTACTAGTCATCAATGCGTTAACACTTGTAATACAGTTAAAAACTGTCTCATTAAAATTTTCGTTCATAATTACCTTAATTTAATTGTTAAACTTATATGTTTCTTAAACACGGTGCAAAGATACAGCTTTTTTCAATAACCACCAAATTTTTACTGTTAAGAAATCTTAAATAATAAAATTAATATCTGTTAATACTTTGTTTCACGTGAAACATTAATAACAGGTTGTTCCACGTGAAACAATAACAGGGACAAAAATGTTAATAAAATTAGTAAAGTTTAACAATATTAACAGTGTTAATTAACATGTTAAATAA